TAAGAGGGTACGGCAATTTCTTTGCCGTTTAAGTGTATGCAGTTATTTTGCATTCGGTACATATCCGAATGGTATTTATCATAATAATTTGAGCCTATGCCAGGGCGTCTGGACATGAAGGCTTTTTCAGGAGCCCTAAGATATTTATAGTTATAGGGTTGGTGAGTAGTTTGCTCACCTGTGTCAAGATCTATATATTTGTAATGTTGGCCTTTCATTGGGCCGTAGATCTTTTTTTGTACGTATCCACAGACATAAGAGATAGATTCAGGGGTAACGTCCCCTACCGAGACGTACCCCCGAGGCTCTTGGTCAGAGGAACACCAAGCTGATAAAAGATCTTCTGATCTATATAAATTTTTTTTGCCAGTAGGCACTTTGTCATTGAAATGATGTCCAAAGAGTATTGCATGAAAGTGAGGTCTGCCGAAATTTTCGCCATATTCGCCTACTCCAAAGTAGCGAATAGATTTTCCATTGTTACGTTTTTTAAGAGAGCGTATAAATTTTTGCCAGTGAGTGTAGTCTAGGCCAGCATTGGGTGGTAGTTGTTCTGGTTTATAAGTAAGAGTAATGAATGAAGAAGTTTCATTATGAGTTGATTGTTCGTTAAGACAGCGAACAGTCCATTGTTGTTGTTGTTTAAAGCGACAGCCTGTGCAGTAGCCACAGGGTCTTGTCATACGTGGATAGTTATCCTCGTCTATTGGTGTATGTTGACCGTTAGGTTTTCTGTATCCTTGTACAGGGTGATAGCATGGCATGGTAGGATACCTGGTTATTTAAAGACGTATCCCGCCTCTCATAGGGCGGCCATGGTGTCTAAGTGAGTTTTTTTTATGAGTTCTACGAGCGGTTCTCGTAAAGAGGCGCTTAGATTTCCTAAAGTTCATTTTTCTTGCTCTTCTCATTATATTTCCTTATATAGTTATAGTTTTTTTATTGAGCGCGACCCATTGAGGGACGACTCAATAGAGTTGTATCAAGTAGACAACTCTGCTGACGCGTCGGATTTATCCGACTTGTCTGCGGCGAGGGACGTAGTTTCCTCGTCCGCTTCTGCTTGTAGAGCGGGGTCTAAAGACCCTTTTTCTGGAGCATGGGCTAAGCCCATTTCTACTAAGGCAGTATTGTTTTCAGGATTTTCTGCGAATTGTAAGAATTTGAAAGGTTCGTTATCGAATTGTGCCTTGACAGGGTCTGGCAATTCTTCGAATAACGTTTTCGCATGTGCTAATTGATTTTGTATATCCTGAAAGTCTATCTCAGTTACGTCACCGTACTGAGGATTGTTTTGTTTCATATTTGGCAAGATTCCAGTTTCCATAAACTGAGCCAATATGAGGTTTATATCACAAGATGGGGCATGGGATTGTTCTGTTAAGCCATCATCATTGTGTGTTTCGGAATAATTTCCGATACCTGCATTATAAGCAGATCGAAATGTATGTTTTTTTATTCCTGGTAATTTTCTTGCGGTCATTATCTATTCCTTAAGTGAGATTTATCACCAGCAGGTTTACGTTTTAATTGACCATGCTGGTAAGGTTGAGATTGTAATTTTTTTACATATTCACTGTCCAATAATGGACTAGAGTTTCTTTGAGTTTCTCTGCTATGAGAAAATTTATTAAACATTAATTGGTGTAGTACAGCAGCAGCTCGAAGCATAACATTAGAAGGTCTAACAGTATCTATAACATTAGCTGCTGACGTTGGTGGTTTTAAAATACCACCATATTGACGCAAAGCGTCTTTAGATGCAGATAGTGCAGATGATGCTTGTGTTTGGCCACCAAGACCTAGTAAGCCTTGTGGACCAACAGCATTAGTTTCAGCTATAGTTTTAAGCGTATTTACTTTAGTATTTTCTGTATTAGCATGTATTTGTGCTATATTTGCAGCAGATGATGCATTTTGTAAAGCAACTTGTGCTTTATTAAATTGCGGAGCCATTGCTCCTGCAGGTGAGCTGGCTTCTTTTGAGCCAGCTAGTATGGGATTAATTCCCGCTTTTTTAAGGTCAGCCATTCGGCGTTGTACAGCGGTATTGGACATTTCCCTTTGGAAGTCCATTTGAGATTGAGCTTGTTGAGCAGATGCTATATTTTGTTCTTTAGCACCTTTGTATCCAAAGAGTCCTGAAGCTATACCGCCAATAGCAGAGCCAAGCCAAGACATCAGAAGTGTGTTCCACCAGGAACAGATGTAACAGGCATTGGACGTGTGCAGCGTAGTTTAAATAATGAGTCAAAGATAAATTGTGGTTCGGTTGCTACCGCAAGTGTTCTTTGTACATTTGCTTTGCCTTGTTGTATCCAAGATTGTCCGAGGACAGGAAGTGCAGAGTATTCTTGTGCATAGTGCCAAGTTTCTAAAGATGTAGTAGCATTAGATCGGAATCGTCCAGTTACTAGAGATGGTTTATAACGATATTCGCCATAACGTTCTTGATAGCCGAATACATCATCATCTACGGAAGTTCCTTGAGCGTAGATTTCTTTATTAAGTACGGCTTGCTCCCCGATACTAGATAGTGTAGGCCAATAATAGTCATATATAGTTGAGCGTGAGAACATTCTATTAAGACCTTGTTGGTAAGTTAATGCGGTGCGTACAGATACGACACCTATTAGTATGCAATGCTCAGTTGCAGAATATGTAAATGAGTGTCCTGATAGTACAGATGTGCCGATAGCAGATAAGTTACCTTGTGGTGATGTTGTATCAGTTGAAGATGTTTGTGCTACTGGCGAGATGTTTACAGGTGAGCTACCGCCACCGAGATATTGAGGACGTTGAAGTCTAGCGTCTGGTGAGGTGACATTGAAGTGTCCCTTAATTACTTCGATATATCGAGAGCCAGAGCGTGCTTGACGCTCTAAGAATTTTTGTGTAGCGAATGCCAGGCGTAGTTGATTTATTGTTGCAGCGGTAGCATCTTCTAAATCTGCATAAAGTGCAGCAGATGCAGAACTCTCAGTACCAGTAGAAGACTCTAAATCGGCATTCACAGAGGACAGTTTGTAATTAGCAGTTCCAATATTTGGAGCAAGAACAGATAAAGTACTACCAGCACCGCTAAGATCATGAGCTATTGGAGCGCGTGTACCTAAAGGTAAAGTAACGTCTGCGCCTTTTTGTGGCCATGGAAGGGCTGATGTGAAGTAATCGTGGCGTTTGCCACGGTTAAGTATTGCATAAGCAGTTGAGTCAGTTCCTGACGTTGTGTCTAAGGTTGCTTGTTTTTGTAAATTTTCATCTCGAAACCAATCGTTCCAGATGAGCGTATAAGCTCTATGCCATAAAGCAGAGAATACAAGTCCAGCTTGTTTAGTAGGTACGCCTAAATAATCGGCGAGTGAGCCTTCGGCTTCACCAGAAACGCCAGCGGTTATAGTTGGAGCAACAGGTGCAGCGACAGTAAAGTCGGGAGTTTCGTCGAGTCGTGAAGAGCCAGAGGCAGTATATGTTTTTGTTTCACCCATGAATTCTTCGAAGTCGTCCCAGATTAATCTAAGTGGGACAGAGAAGAAATGTGTATCCATAAATGCGTTATCCATGGTTGGGTGTATTGGTGTTGCGAGTCGTGCGAAGGCAGTTAAGTTACAAGAGAATGTATCTCCTGGTAACATTTCATCAGCGTATATGGGGATTAATTCCCCAGCATCAAAGGTAGTTTTATGACCGAAGGAACGGTCGAAGGTTGAACGTTGTATATCAGCGTGCGGGACTTCAACGAACTGTTTGTAAGAGGGTGAATTGATGCGTGTGTTTGCGCGGTGAGGATTTTTCATAATATAAGCCTTCGTATAGTTTAATGTTATGTTAACTTTCTTGGGATTGTATCACGAACTCATGTGCCTTTGCAAGTAATTTAGGTTCGAAGGTTTCTGTTTCACCTGTTGTTGTTTCGAAGGTAGATATATGCCAGAGGCTGTAATCCTCTGGATTGTCGGCTATAGAAGATTCCTTCTTAGCCATATTTTGAAATTGTCGTAATGCGACATTTTCATTTTCTAGACAGAATGGTTGATGATATTGTTCAAGTTTTTTATCGAATATTGTGAATAGTTGCATTTTCATTTTAATTTTCCTCTTTTATAGATGCTCATACGAGCTTTGAAAGTTTTCTCATGTTGAATGAGAGCCTCAGGCGTGAATTCACGCATGTTTTCTTCTTTTTGCTGCTGAAGGAGTAACCATTCAGCAGGATTAGATTTTTTGAATTTGTTATTGTAATAAGAGGGTACGGCAATTTCTTTGCCGTTTAAGTGTATGCAGTTATTTTGCATTCGGTACATATCCGAATGGTATTTATCATAATAATTTGAGCCTATGCCAGGGCGTCTGGACATGAAGG